GCTTCGGTAATGCCCTGCATCGTACTTGCCAGTGTGAAACCTACCGCAACTGATACACGGCTCTTTTGCATCCCGCAGCCGAATATAGGCGTTGAAGGCAGTTTGTGCTTCCCGTAGGTGTTCGCCCTTTGTTTTAAGCTTTTCTTTTTTTGCCTTGAGTCGTTTCGATTCAATTTGCTTCCCCTTTTTAGCCAACTTAGAAACGTTAGCTGCTGCCCACTCCGCAAAGCAGTTGGTACCGCAAAAGGCTTTTAGCTGCCTAAGTAGCATTTCCTCTTGTGGACCTTTCTTTTTGCAGTGTGAGCAGCGGCGTGATTTCATTGGCTATCCTTCATCATGGCTTCAAAATACAAGTCATCACTGGTTGTGAGTCTCACGCCCTGCTGAGTAAAGTGTTTCTCTATCTCATTGAGGTATTCTGCGAACTCTGCCACGGTTAGCAGGCTGGTTACTGCCATATCAAAGGGCTTGCCCATCAACATGAGCTTTTGCTCGTAGGATAGTGGCTTGAGCTTCTTGTCATAGGTTTCGCGGTAGCTGTTATCTTTGCGAAGAATAGGAACGCCAAAGTGTAATTTGCAGTATGCCCTTACTTCGTCAACGTCCATTTCTAACTGTTGCGCTATTTCTCTGTACCAGTGAAATGAAAGGCGGTTTTGCTTATCCTTTCTCGACTCGGTTTTGTTGCGCATTTGAATTTCAATTTCACCAAGACGCAGTAAATCTACTGCGCCCCTGAAAATGCTTTGAAGTTGCTCGCCACTTTTGGCGTGTGCGGTTTGCCAGGTCACTAGGCCACCTCACTATCTTGGCTAACCTTTCCCCACTGAGAAGCCATTGCTTGAGCTATCCCCGCATAAGTCGCGCTTCTTAACTTCCGGCGTTCTTTGCTTGGTGGCATTTTGTGGATTCTATTTTCTCGGCCTTCTACAATATTTGTAGGCTCCAAAAGCGGCAAACCTTTTAGCCATAGGCATGTAGCTTTTGTTTCTCCGTGACCGAACTGCCACGGCTGTATTATCTGGTCGGGCTTACGCCATAACGTAGACATAATGCAAACAGGGTTTTCAGTGGCTACCATAGGGATGTGTTCAGACTCACGCTGCAATCGCATGAAAAAAGATGCGCCAGCATACTGCCTGCCATCTAATTTCTTTGCCGCGAAGTGGCGCGAGCCACTAACGCTAAGGTGAGTGCAAGGCGGGTGAGCAATCATCAAGTCAAAGGGGTAATGAATAATATCAAAAACATCGCCTTCATAATGGGGCCAGCCGCTTCCGTCGGCAGAATGTCGCAACTAATTGCTTCATGTCCTTGAGCTATAAAAGCATCACGAACCGCGCCACTGTATTCACAAGCTATTAATACCCTCACGCCTCCAACTCCTTAAACATTTTCTCGAAGTGGTCCTTGTCAGAAAGTGCTAATGCGCTGAAGTCTTTCTTTGCTTCAACTTTTCGCCTAGCCTCAGAGCGCTTGTTTAAATCTGGACGCTTTACTTCTCTGATTAGCGTGCTTTGACGGTGTTCTTTTTGAATAGGTGTCATGCTTCAAGCCACCTATCTTTTTTATATCTGTCTTTTTGTAGCGAGTTTACTTTTTTCATTAACCTTGCTACTTCTGCCCTTGCCGCTTTAAGTTCATTTTGAAGCTTCTCTTCATCACCGATGCGATTAAAAAGTTTCACTAAAACCCACTGCTCACGCTCGATGTCTTTTTCGTGCTTGAACTGCTCTAAAAGCTTTCCAAACTCGCCATGGCATATATTGCTGACTGGTCCAGAAACAGGCTTAATGCCACCTCGATTAGTGACATAAAGCAAGCCCCACTTTTCTGGCAATTCATCTGGCTGAATAACCCCTTCAGGGCATAAAAAGTAACGCCAATCACCCATTCCTTTTTCTGGTGCTTTTCTGTGTGGCTTTTTCTTGTCAATTAAAAAGTCAGAACGACTAACTTTAACTTCAACAACAACCGAACCATCTCTATAACCTGAACATCTAAAGCCAATTGCATCGGGAACTTCACCATCCCAACCACTGGCTACTTCGCTCACTGCTACATTGCAGCCATGGCCGTTTTGACTATGAGAGCGTTTAAGCCATTTAACTGCGATATCGCACAATTCTCTGTGGGTCCATTCCTTCATGCTGCGTCACCTATTTTTATTTCTTGTTCTAATTTTCTCCACACTGCCTCTTTTGACTTATAGCCAGTTCTACGACCACGAGAACTGACAACTTCGCAAAGCTCTTCGAATGGAAGCCAAGAGGCACCAGAATTCTCACAAACATCAACTTGCCCGTTTCTGCTTCTGCACCAGTTTGCTAGATGCTCATAATTAATTTCACTAAACGGGTATCTGGAACCAGCCTTATTGTTATATGGCGGGTCTATGTGCCAATGAGCGTTATAGTTAGGTATGTTTTCATATGAAGATTGCTGAATTTCCCACTGAGAAATTAACGGCTTTTGTTCGCAGACTCTGGCCTTAACTGCGTCACCCCAGACGCGACAATCTTTTGATTCGTTATATTTGAAGTACCATGGGGATATTTTACTTGTTGGTTCACTGCGCCCTTTCGCAACCCAAAACTTGCAAAGCAGCTGCTGACCTATTTCAAGCGCCTCTATTTCATCCTCACTCTTAAAGGTTGATGGAATAGCCATGATATCCTTGCAGCTCGAGTTAATGAGAAAATCCCAAAGCAAGCATATGTTTTCAGAAACATCATAAAGTTTTGCTTTTTTGACGTTCCAACGGGTCGAGTAGCAGGCGGAACCAGCGAAAGGCTCAATTACTGTTTCACTTCGAGGGGCTCCCAAGTGTTTAGCCACTTGGTACTTTGCGCCGTAATAAGAGAAAAATGGCTTCATGCTGCCACCTCTAACTTATTAATCTGCCCTTTAGTCATTAACGCTTCACGCGTAACAAACGATACGTGCCCGGCACTTACGCGGTGTGGGTCAAATACGAATATCACTGAGCCTTTGTTATTACCCTTTTGCGGTACGCCGTTCTTTAAGAAAGCTAAGCGGCCATCGGTAACGAAACGGGTTTCACTGACGTATTGCTGAGCAAGGCTGAACCATTTCACTGATGGGTCACACATAACGAGCATCACGGTACCTTTACCGTTAAGCTGTGCTTCAATCGCCTTTTCCACCCAGGGTGTTATTCTTGAATAAGGGGGGTTACACCAAAGCCATCTACCAAAAACGCTACCGGCCTTTGACCAATCTTTTGTAAGTGCATCATCTTCGATAGTCCAATAATCTGGGCTTTTCGCTGTCTCATGCTCTGCGCATACGTCAAAGCCAAAACCAAATTCCAAATCTAATGCGTGAAACACCTCTGGCGGTGTACTCCATAAATCGTTTGACATAATCCCTTACCCCTCAAACTTATCTGAAAACTTTTTAGCTTTGGGCACATCACCTACAATCTGACGGTTAACTAGTGGCTTAAACTCGCTGAACTCACCACGGAAAACACTGCCTACCATGCCAATCTCACCCATTCGGCATTTGCCTATAATGATTTCGGCTAAACCTCTGTCCTGAGTGTTCTCGTTGTAAACCTCATCGCGATAGATGAATATGATCTTGTCTGCGTCTTGCTCAATCTGGCCAGACTCACGTAGGTCTGAGTTAATTGGGCGCTTGTTGTTACGAGTTTCTAGTGATCGTGATAGCTGGCTTAGCACCAGGAACGGACAATCAAACTCTTTAGCCAAGGCTTTAATACCTCGACTTATCTCGCTTATTTCGTTAACGCGATTTTCTGTTTTCGAATGACCTCTTATCAGCTGAAGATAATCAGCCATTATCAGTGTTGGTTTACCATGCTTCTTTTGGTATCTGCGCAACTCTAAGCGCATTCGAGGGATGGTCATGTAAGCATCATCAACAATTGAAAGGTGTGTTTGTTTCAACTGGCCCATTACAGATGAAACCTTCGAGAATTTTTCGTCTGTCATGCCTCCAGATGAGTTACTAGGGCGCTGAATATCTGAAATAGACACTTGACCAAGGGATGAAAGCATTTTGTAGATAAGCTGCTGACGTGGCATTTCCATGCTGAAAACAATTGGTTTGCCACCGCTAACGGCTTCCGTTGTTACCATGTTCATTGCTAGGGTTGTTTTACCCATTGACGGCCTTGCTGCTAACACAATCATATCGGCAGGCTCTAGCCCGTTAATTTTGTTATCTAGATCGCTTAGTCCAGTTGAGATGCCGGCAATTTCACTACCTGAGTTTATGCGCGTTTCAAGCTCGTCAATGGCTGTTTGCAAAGCAGCGTGGATGGAGTAATCAGTTTCATTTGTGCAAAGCTTTTCAGACACATCGCCAAGGCGCTTTTCTGCGTTCCCAAGAATTTCAATTACGTCTGAGCCGTCTGAGTTGTAGCACTGTTCCTGAATGTCTTGCGCGGCAGCAATGGCTTGGCGCTGTAATGAACGGTTACGAACGGTGTTTGCGTAAGTCATCAAGTTTGCGGTTGACGGAACGCTTCTAGCTAGTTCGTAGACGTAAACCTCACCGCCTACGTCTTCAAGTTGCCGTTTGTGAGTTAAAAAGTCTGGCAGCGTTGCAATGTCGGCCGCTCGCCCTGAGTTGTTCATTTCAACAATGGCCTTAAACATCAGTCGGTGCGAACGGCTGTAAAAGTCATCTTCGTTAAGAACTGGCAACACCGCGTCAAGCAGCTCATTGCTGTAGAGAAGCGAACCGATAACGCCTTGCTCTGCTGTTTGGCTGTGCGGTGGTATGCGAAGGTTTTCAGTATGGTTCACGCTTCTTCCCTCCACTGCTTACGAGTGAGGAACAACGCTGGAAACATGCTCACGTAGTTTTCAAAATCTGAACGCTTGCCGTGCGCTTGGCATGATTCGATATCAGAAAATGCTTCGTTCATCAGGTCTAGCATGTCGTTAATTTCTTTTACAAACCCCTTGTGCCCTATTTTTTTCATGTAGCTATCAGGAAACGCTTTTAGAAAATTCTTTCGATACGTTTCGTTTTTTGGTGGCTTTTGATTTACACCAATGGCTTTCTTGCCTTCACGCCATGACTTCCAAAAATGCTCAAAACCCTTTTTTCTAACCTCATTAATTTTTTCGACACGCAGAGCCTCTGGGTCTGCACATTCTTTTTTATTGTTAAGATCATTATTGTTTATATGTGTGATCTGGGGTGTGGTTTGGGGTGTGGTTTCACTACCCTTGAACGTCTTTATATTCGTGGTTTGGGGTGTGGTTTGGGGTGTGGTCTGGGGTGTGGTGCAATTTTGCCACTTTTCCCAGCCATTAAAACCGATAATGAACCCTATATGAACACCCTTATCTTTAAGGGTTTTCGTGTAAACCTGAGATAAGTTTTTAAACTTTTTGATTATTCTACGGGCGTGATCTTTGTCTTTAATGCCTTTGAACATTTCAACAATTTGAGGGTAGTCAATCGCCCACTCACCAGCGGCAAGATTAACAGAAACGCCTTTGTAAACTACACTGCGTGGCTTGTGCTGGACAGTTGATAGCAGCTTAACAAATACGCCATACGCCAATTCATCACTGGCCCATGATTGCTTGTTAATATCCCTCCACAGGTTTACGTACCCGTTGTTGCTGGGCATAGAATTTTTACCCTCGTGAAGTTGATAAACATTTTCTGCCTGACTACCCATTAGCTTTCACCTCTGCCAGTTCATTAAGGATTGATTCTAGCTCCGCAATGAGCCGTAGCGTTTCGTTAGCGGTGAGGTGCATAACTTTGCCTAGCTGATTAGTTCTAATCGCTACACAGTGGCCTTTAGCAGCTATCGTGTAGTTAGGGTTGTCAAACTTGGTTAAATCGCTCATACTCTTTCCTGTTGTTAGTTCAACAAACCTCGCTTTTTGCTTTCCACGGCAGGCGAGGTTTTTTATTGCCTGTAACAATCACATTTTGATTTGTGAGTGTTTTAAGTAACCCGTGCGTGGGTTAGCCGAAAGCGCCGACTGAGAATGCTCAATCCGCATAACGCTTTGATGAAGGCTTGTTGTTGCCCTGATGCACTCTATGAATGCAAAATCGGGATTACGAACAATCAACAAACCTTCTCAAAACGCCCTACACTTTCGCAGTAGGCTCGGCCATGGTCGTCACCTTGGCACCAACTCGGATGAATAAGCCCTATTGCTTACCGTTACCGAAACCTTGAATTACGCTTTGATGAATGGCCCTCGCTACGCCTTTACCGGCCCATATACAGGGCAAGCAGCCATTCTCAAAACGCCTTGTCTCTCCAAGTGTCACCCGACTTTCGCCGCTATTCAGGTCACTAGCCCATGTCCGAGCAGCCCAGCACTCTTTTGGCTTATGCTTCGTTTATCTGCGTGTCCTAGATATCCGGAAGATAATATCTATGTTGGTACAAGCAGGACGATTAGAGCGCAACATCAAACGCTTACTGCTAAATAACGATTACGCGGCTCTTCTTGTCGGTGTATAAGTTGGCTTTGGCTGCGTGCGCTCAGGGCGCAATGGAATGACTTTGCTCATGCGGCTTGCTCCTGTTGAGGGTTTAGTGGCACACTTTGCTCTGTTTTTAACAAGCAATGGAAAGTGCCATGTCTACTAAATATTTTGTTCTGATTGAGTTTGGCGGCGGATTTGAAACTGCATTTAACAAAGCGAAAAATAACGGCCCCAAGCTTTTGCAAATGCTCAAACACTTGTCTGATGACTGTTTTACAAGCCTCTACACTGCATCCAAGGGTGATGCTCTCGCTTTTCTTTTGCGTAGCGAGAAATCCGCCGATGAAGTCAAAATTGCACTTAGTGGAAAAGAACTTAATTCGCATCTGAGCATTCTCCAAAACGACGATAGAATCATTGTTATTGCCGTTGCTGATTATGCCGACATGTCTCATTTTGGTTTTGGCAAACCTTTCACATGGCTTGAAAGAAGGTAGCGCAAGACTCTTCATGAGGGCTCTCTCATAAAGCGAGTTAACTCTTCACCCTCAAGACCAAGAGAATCGGCTAAACTTTTACGATCGCTTTTAGAAAGTTCCCACTCCACTCTCACGAAGAAATCTTTTAAGCCAAGTAGTGAGATTGTTTTAGCAACTAACTTAATAACTTTGCTCATGACCTTCATCCTGCTTATTCTGAGTTGGAAAAATAATACTCATGTTGCTTTCGTGAGCTTCAAAAGCGGCGTCCTCAATCAGGGTAATTGGGATGCCGTTAAGCTTTACTACCTGCCCTGCCTTTAATTTGAACTGTTTCATTGGTTATCCTTATTAGGGGTTTTTGAGGCCCTTAAAATCTTTTTGAGTAACATACTGGATGGGCTAACATCGGTTAACATAGAGCCAACGCCTTCTAAAAATACACGCTGTGCCGCTTCATCCACGCTTATTCCGGCTTCCTCTGCCAACACTTGTAATTGCTCTAGCTCAGTTTCACTAAGCTCTATTGTTTCGGTCATTATTGAGGGCCTTAAAAAGTCCAGTGCGAACCCGCAAAGGGTTCTTCGTTAATGATTTAAGCTGCTGTACGATCGCTATTACTGTATAAAGCCGACTCTTTAAGGCCGCGCATGAATATGTCACGCACTATCACCGCTTTCTGTCCGCCAGTGTTTTTCACTAGCGCTTCAAGCAAGTCGTTAACATCATCATCAAGGCGAACTTTCACTTCGTTCTTTTTGATTTTTCTAGGATCCGCATACATGGCTCTTATCTCCGTGTTAACTGGCTTTTTTGTATTCTTCAGGGGGGTAAATATCAGGCCTTATTTCATGGCGAGGAATACCCGTTTCACTTTCAATTTTCATTGCCATTTCGTAGCCAGCTTTTCTTCCATAAAGAAAAACTTGGCGCAAGTAAGCAGCGCTCGTACCGACGCGACTTGCTAAAACTCTCTTCTGAAGGGCTGATAAATTTTTCCAATAATCTTTCATAATGTACCTCGCAGGTACATTTATAACTTATTAAAAATGTACCTGCAAGGTTATTTAAAAAAAATATCAACAGATATCTAATGTACCCATGAGAACAATCTATGAAATCAGACTCGCTAATGCCCGTAAGCTTGCTTCCAAATATAAGAACCAAGCGGAGTTTGCTAACGCGATAAATAAGCCAGCTACGCAAGTGAGTAGGTTTATGGGTAAAAACCCTACGAAAAACATTGGAGATGAAATTGCAAGCGATATAGAGGTTGCGCTGGGATTAGACCCTGGTTATCTGGACATAAGACACT